CAGTTGGCCAGCGCCCCGGCGGCCGTACCGGCCAGCGAAAGGCGGAGCGCCAGGTTGCCCGTCATCGGGAATCGTTCCACCAGCCCGCCGGTGCGGTAGAGCATCACCATGAACGCGGAGACGCCGCCGGCCAGGATGCCGTTGGCGACCATGTTGATGGCGGTGGCAATCTTCACTTCTTGCGGAACTTGTCGATCACGAACTCCACACCGTGCAGGCCGAGGAAGCCCAGGATGAACGCCGCGGCGTACTGGGTATTGCTGTTCTGGATCTTGAAAGCATCCACCAGGAGCGGTGTCAGATAGTTGGCCGACAGCGTACCGACGGCCAGGGAGGTCGCGGTCGTGAACCAGTCCTTGTGCCCGTCTTTCTTCACCGTGACCAGCGAACCAGCGAAACCAGCTACGAGCAGGCCAATGTTTATCCCGAGATCTCGTAGCTGGTCCTTCACTTGGCCTTGTCCTCCGGTTGGGCGTCGGCCGCCTTGAGGGCCGTGAACATGGCGCCAGCACCGCCCACGGCGGCGGCAATGGCCCCGCCCATGTCACCGGCGATGGCCTGCTTGATGGCGACGCTGAGAGCGGCGAGCAGGACGGCAACGCCACCGGCGGTTGTTTTCCAGTTCTTCATTCGGGCTTTGGTTGAGCGGCTTGGATGATGATGTCGGCCAGCGGAACGCCGACTTTGGCGTTCTGGTAGCCACCGGCTTTGATTGCGATGTCGATGAGTTGGAGGAGGCTATTGGCCTGCTCCTGCGTAAGTTCGATGTGAATCATACGGTCGGAGCATCGGCAACAACCGCAGGCTCGGCAACAACAACCACCGGCTCTTCGGCCACAACCGGAGCTTCTTCGGCAACAACAACCGGCTCTTCCACAACAACCGGCACCGGCGGCACCCACGGCAACGGCAGCACCACAACCGGCGGGTCGATCTGGTTCTCGATCTGCGCGGTGACGTTGGCTTCGATGGCCGCTTGATCGACTCCGTTACTGTAGCACCAGTCGAGAACCTGCTGCTCGGTCAGTTCGTTGTACGGCGTGAAGCTACCACTCGGCGGAGCGAACGAACAGGACCCGTAGCAGGTGCCGCTGTAGGTCTTCGCGTCGTCTCCGGTGCCGGTGGTTTCGGTGCCATTGCACCTCCAGTCGGCGGTGATGACGACGTCAGTCAGAGAGCCTTCGGTCGGCTTGACCAAGAGGCGTTCGATGATCCAAGAGATAGTCATAAAGGATTAGGCGAGAGTGATGTTGGCGGTGCGGACGGTTCCATCTGTGCCTTTTACTGAAATCCGCAGATTGGTGTTGCTGGTAAGATTGAACACCATCATTTCGTTGTCTGGAATAGTCGGAGGCGTTGAAGGAGTCCTGACCATAAAATCTCCAGACTGATTCACAACAAAAGCTCTTCCAGAGAAAACGCCCGCGTTGTAATAGTACAGATTCAGAATGTTGCTGTTTGCCGAATCGTTCGACAGCAGCCACGCCAGATTTCCGGTGACAGGGTTTCCAGAATGGAATTTGACTCCAATGTTTCCGGTTCCACCGACAGAAGCAGTTCCAGCAACTGTCAAACGCTCAATCGGCGTAACCCCGATGCCGACGTTGCCGGTTGCGTCCACATAAAGACGATCTGTGCTGCTAGTTCGGATTGCGAAGCATTCGTTGGCAGGATTTGAAATGCCGGTGTTCTGATACCAGAAGTTCAGAACAGGAAGGCTGCTAAAACCGCTCGCAACGGGAGCTTGAATCGTAACCGCAGAAAGAGCAGCCGCAGGAGCAGCCCCCTGCGTGAACAATCCAAGAACACCAGTTCCCTGTGCATGAATCTTTCCAGTCGGACTTCCCCCCACGCCCAAGCCGGTGGAGTTGAGGGTCATGGCGGTGGTCGAATTGACCCCGAAGATAATGCCGCCAGTAACAGTCCGGTTGACCAAGCTGATGTCGGTTCCTCCGTGGATCAAATACCCGGTATCAACTGCCCCGATTGAAAGATTCAGAATGGCCGACGAGGAACCTCCAATCGTCAAATTGCCACGACCAGCAGCCAGATTCACGCCGGTTGTAGTTCCAACGCCGACAAAGTTGTTCGCGCTGTCCACCTTCAGGGTGCTGGTATCCACCGTCAGGTCGCCGGTGATGGTGGCGGAGGCGAGCGTGGCGGTGGGCGAGCAAGCGAGGATGTTGTTGATCGAGATGCGCTTGGTGCTGCCCGATGCGGGAGGCGTTGCCGACACGTCCACAATCGGGATCATGTCGTTTGCCGGATCGGCCGCCGTGAGGTTTGTCAGTTCTGAGATTTTGAGGTCTGCCATATCAGTAAACGGTGAGGATGAGTTTGCCCGAGTCTTCTTGTGTCAAAAAATCTGCGCCTTCGGTCAGCAGCGAATCGAACGTGCCGAAGGAATAGACCAGCCGGTTGCCGCCGATGTTTTCCTCCTGCACCAGATAGTCGCCGTTCTCGCAGAGGATGTCCCTGCGCTCAATCGGCGGCTCAGGCATCACGCCGTTGAGCGGTCGTGTGCGGTCGATTGCTAGTCCGAGAGAGATCACGGAGTGCGAGCGAGAAACGCGATCACGGCACCGGAGTTGATCTGGAAGCCGGTGATGTCACCGGGAAGAACCTGTCCGGTCGGGATGGTCTTGGACAGCCAAGTCCCGCTGATGTTGGTGCCGGTGATGGACGAGAATACCGTCGGCTCAATCGGTACGAGCGACGACCAGTTGCCGGTTTTCGCGGCGGTATCGGTGACAAGCTGGAACCCCTGTCGGCCCATGCTGTACTCGGTTGCGATGTCTGCTTGGACGGCCATTTTGTTTTTTCAGTAGAGGGGGCCCCGGCCGGATTGCCGAGGCCCCCAGGTTGGTTTTCTATCCTTTGCGAATCTTCGGTGCCAGGGCTCCCTGTATCCACAGGATGAGCTTGCCTCCTTCGGGAACGTTCGCGGTGTTGAAGTCGGAGCGCTGGAGAGACGCATCGACTTCGGGACCGGCGACGATCTTGGTCTTGCCGTTGCGGTCCACCGAGATGGTTGTGGCGATTCTCATGGGTCAACCTTAGGCGGTGATCAGCACCTCGGCCTGGGTGGAGTCGCCCACGCCGGCGCCGAACATGATGTCGTAGGACGCCATGTGGCTGCGCGTCGCGCGGCTGTACCAGACCGACAGCAGGCAGCTCAGGCCGTTGTTGGTCGTGACCGTGCGCTGCTCGATGAACTCGCCGGCGACCATGCCGACCGGCAGGCCCGAGGCGATGGCGATGGCATCAGGGCCGCAGACGAAGCCGGCCGTGTTGGTCTCGGCCGAGGTCCAGCGGTTGTTCTCGGCGATGATGTCGAAGCCGAAACGGCCGTTGTTGAGGCTGTCCAGGCGGCCATCAGGGAACGTATTCGCGGCCGAGCTGAACTGCAGGCGGGCGATGTGGCCACCGTCCAGGATCAGGTTCTTCGAGCGGTAGTTCTTCGCCGCAGCCAGGATCGCCGGGAGATCCGATGTGTCGAAGTTGGCAGCCGTGCCGATGGTGATGGCCGTTCCGTAGTTGGCCGCGGTCATCAGGGCCGTCAGCTTGTCGCTGATGCCGTAGGCGAACAGGTCGGCGGAACCCTGGGCGAGGTCGGCCAGAGCAAAGCCCTGGTTCAGCTCCTCCTGGGTCACGGTGAAGTTCTTCGAGATCTGGTCGACCGAGACGCTCGTGGCGGCCAGCGTCGAGTCGTTGTTGGTCTCCCAGTTGGTCGGGTTGACCTGGGCGGCGGTGCCGGTCGTGAAGCGCTTCACGCGGACCGTGGCCTTGGGGCGGAGGTTGTCCAGGCCGACGTTGCGGCTGAAGGCGCTGACCAGGGCCAGCCGGGTGGCGGCCACGGTGATCACGGCGTCGGCGAGGTAATCCACCACCAAGGTGCTGGTGAAGGTGTTCGCGTTCTGCGGGGCATGGATCGACGCCTGGCGCAGCAGCTCGCTGTGGTTCTGGATCAGGAAGTCGCGGCGCTTGGCACCGGCCTGCATCTTCTTGTGAGCCTCGAGCAGCGGGTTGCCCAGGTTCTCGATGCGGACCGGGGCGATGGGCTCCGGAGCAGGGGCGGCGGTGGGGGCCTTGGCGCTGATCGCCGCGGCGACCGCCTTGGCGACGATGGACTCGATGTCGAGGGCGGCGGACGGCGCGGTAGGAGCGGCCGCCACCACGGTGTTGGTATCACTCATGTCAGTATGTGGTGTCTGTGATGTCGGCGCGGTTGTCGCGCCATCGACGGCAGCGGAAGTGCTGCCGGTCGAAAGTGTGTCGTCGATGGATTCCTCCTCGGCCTCCTCGAGCTCTTCCTGCTCGAGCTGGGCGTAGAGGGCCCGGAACCAGTCGCGGCCCGCGGCGCCGCCCCATAGGTTTGCGGCCACGTCGGCCGGGCTGTCGGGCTCGGCATCGAGGAAGCGCTCGTTGCGGGCCCACCAGGCATTCGCCTTCCGGACCTTGGCCTCGGTGGGCGCCTCGCCGGCCTTGAGGCTGTAGGCCTCGCGGATGGTCACGGGCTCGAGGCCTTCGCCACCGAGACCCTGCTCGACCTGCTTGATGCCCTTGTCCAGGGCCTCCCGGACCGCCGGAGGGGCGGTCTTGGTCACAGCCCGCGGATGCCAGCAGGCCGCCATGGCGAGCTGCTCGGTGGAACGGTCCGCCAGGCCGAAGGTGATCGCCTCGCCCGCGGTGAACCAGGTCTCGGCCTTCATGGCCGCGCGGATCGAATCGGTCGTCCGCCCGGTCTTCTTGGCGTAGATCCCGGCCAGCACCTCGGCATGCTGGTCGAGGGCGTCCGCCATCTTCCGCATGTCGCCGCTGGTTCCGGCCACCATGCCGGACGGGTCGTGAATCATGAAAAGCGCAGCCTCGGCGATCTCCACGTCGTCGCCAGCCAGGGCGATGATCGAGGCGATGGACGCGGCGATGCCGACCACCCGGGTGGTCACCGGCGCCTGCCGGCCCCGGAGCATGTTGTAAATGGCCAGGCCGTCCCAGACGTTGCCGCCCGGGCTGTTGATCTCAACCACCAGAGGGCCAGGCCCGACCGACTGCAGGGCGTCGGCGAACGCCTTGGCCGAGACGCCGGAGCCACCGAACCAGTCCTCGCCGATCTGGTCGAAGATCTGGAGCATGGCGGGCTCGTGGGCCGAAGCCCGCGGGCTGTAGGAGAGCCAGTTGGTGACCTTAGTCATTTTTCTTCTTCGCCTTCAGTTTGCGCCTTGCCGGCGCCTTGGCAATAACTTGCCCGGGCGGTTCTGCAGGAATGGGCTCCGGCAGCGATTCGCCCGAGGGCGTGTCCTCGACCACCGGCAGCGCCGGCTCCGGGGCGATGGGCTGCTTCTGCGCCACCGAGATCTCGGAAACGTCGATGCCGTATTTCGAGGCCAGGTCCCGGATGTGCTTGGCCTGCTGGGCCTTGGCCTCAAGGGCTGAACGCCAGTCGATGCCGCGGGCCCCGTAGATCTCGTCGTAGGTCGTGACGCCGGCCTCCAGCTCGGCGAGCTGGGCCGCGGAGTTGCGCCCGACGTCGACGTTGGGCGCCCTGGGCGCCTGGATCGCCACCTCGTACCAGTCGTCCGGCGAGTCCTGCAGGGTCGGGTCGACGCGGATGGCGTATTCCATCACGTATTCCCAGATCCGGCGGGCGGCCGAGGCCATCACCTGATGGCGACTGCGAAACCAGACCGACGACATGTCGAGGGCGCCGCGGTAGACCGTGCCCTGCATGCCCTCCGGGAAGACCAGGACATACGGGATGCCGACGCCGGCGCAAACCTTCTCGGTCAGGCTGCGCCAGTATTCCCGCATATTGACGTTGGGGCGGTCGGCCTGGAACTGCTCGAACTCGTCGCCGGACTTCAACACCTTGACCGTCGATCCGAAGATGTTCTCGTAGTAGGTCTGGGCGGTGCCTTGGCTGCCGGCCACGCCAGACCGGAGGCTGGTGGCCTGCACCTCGCCCGAGCTGGTCTTGATGATCTGGGCCACGCTGGAGGCCAGCTTGCAAGACTCCATCTCGAGGCGCTGCAGGTCGTCGAGGTCGTGCAGGTCGTTGATGACGCAGGCGACGAAAGGCAGCCCGCGGAGCTGGCCGGCCCGCTGGGCCTCGAAGATGTGGATGATCGAGTCCGAGGAAATCGACCGGATGTCGCTGAGTTGCCCCTGCTGCTGCTCCTGGCCGATGTAATAGGCAAGCGCCCGGCCGGTCTTGGGGTCGAACCGGACGCCGTCGAAGATGTCGGGTTGACCTTCCTGGCCGGTAGGGGTGGCCACCTGCTGCGGCTCGATGAGCTGCAGCCGGGGCCGCCCGGACTCGCCGCGGGTCAGCAGGATGAAAGACTCGCCGTCGTAGAACCAGCCCCGGGCCGCCAGCGACATCAGGGTCCCGAACGATTGCCGGGAGCCGATGTCCGGGAAACGGCACCAGAGATCCCACCAGCGCTTCGCCCGCAGGTTCCAGTCCGGATTCGAGCTGGCGGGCTGCACCGAGAAGTTGCTGCCGACCGTGTAGTTCTCGAACAGGTCGCCCAGTCGGTTCATCACCGCGTTGTTCTGCTCGAAGAATCGGGACTTCCGGACGATCTGCTGCCGGGTCGAGGAGGTGACGTCGAACCGGACCGAGGTGTAGGAGGTGTCCAGGAACGACCGGCGAATGCTGTTGGTCGCGCCCTCGTAGCGGTCGACGGGCGCCGAGCGGAACTTCGACAGGATGTTGGTGATCAGGCCCATCAGGTCATTCCGGTGCGGATGGTTCCCTCGCGGCGGAAGTTGGAGAAGTCGCCGCCGTAGGAGGTGACGGCGACCAGCACCTCCGCCATCAATTTGGCGAAGATCTGCGCGTCGGTCGGGCTGGAGATGCCGTCCTGGTTGAGCAGCTCGACGGCGAGATCGTAGTCGCCGATCAGCGATTCCCACATCTCGACCATTTCGGACGGGGTCGGGGCTCCTTTGCCGGGCTCGGCGAACTCCACCGAGACATCCGAGGAAGACGTCGACCGGACCACCTGCCCGGACTCGATGGTCGAGGCCGCGGCGATCACCTTGGCCGTCAGGGCGGCCAGCAGCGTGGCGCCCCCGAGGGCGCTGTAGACGCTGCGGAGATAGGCCCGCTTGATGGCCACGGTGTACGTGAACACGGCGCGGACCATATTGGTGGACCCGCAGAGATCAAGCGCTTGTTGTGGATTCCTGCGGGATCAGGTCATTCCACAGCATCACCATGGCGAGCTGCATGATTTCGCAGTCGTGCAGGTGGTCCGGCCACTTCTGGTTCCGCTTCGTCCAGACGTGCTTGATCCGGCCCGCGCGGTTGGCTTGAGGCCGCAGCAGATGGGAGTCGAGATGCCGCCAGTAAAGGTCGGGCTCGGCTAGGTAGGCGCCGTCGACCTGCCATTCGGCCGGCGGCTCCGAGATGCCCCACTCCCGGTCGATGTCGCCCTTCCGAAGCCGGGAAAGCATCTCCCGGAGGTGCTCGGTGTCGAAGACCAGGAGCGGCTGCACCACATCGGT